TCAATGGTCGCTTCCCAGTCGATGTTGGTCACCGCCGCCCGGGGCTCGTTCCGTGCGATGGCCAGAATGATTTCCGAAGCCATCTTTGCTTTGGCGACTTCCATCGGCGCATCCAAATAGCTGGCGTCTATGCCAAAATCCCGGTCAAGCGGCACGGAGTATTTGGTAGTCACCAATAGGCAGCGGATGTTCTGCAAGATTTCTTCCGCTTCCGTCGCCGGGGCAAAGTCTATCGGGGGCATGTTTCCGACAGTCAGTTCATACGTTGCCATATCAGATCAGCCTCCCTGTGTATTCCTTGAGTGTGACATTGACGTCCACGATATAGATGTTTCCACCGGCCCAGTGCTTCACCGGCTCACTGATACTTTTCAGCACCCACAAGCCGGTACTCATGCCGAACGGCCTTTTCTTGATAAGCGACATGATGGCGTCGCCAATGACTTTGGAGCCGAGCACCAGGGGGAACGCTTCGCCGGTGTCCCGCATCTGCCGCAGTTGTGACAGGATGCTTTCCGGATTTACGCCGTGGTCCCGCCGCAGGGAGATCTTCATCGTGATGTTTTCCAAATCCGGCCCCAAAAATTCAAGAACCGGCTTTTGCCCTACGATATCGTGTTGCGCCCAGCGTCCTTCTGCGTTCCGTTCATAGTCATCAAATGTCATAAGATAGCGCCGGGATGTGATAAAGGGGATGCTCCCCATGTAGCCTACAAGCATTTATCTAACCTCCCGCAAAAACATTTCCGCTGCCGACGGCTACGCTGCCGCCACAGCTGACCGGGTCGCCGATGCGCCCGATCTGCAATCCGTTCACGTACACCGTGCCGCTCCCGGAAGCGATGATGCCGCTGTGCGGGGCATGTACGATACAGCCGTGCGGAACATAGCTGTCCGACTGTCGCCCGGTCTGTATGCCGTTCGTGAAAACGTCACCGCTGCCGGTGGCCAAAGGCCTTGGCGGACAGGCGTCATGGCCGGTGTCATTGTCTCCGACCCTTGTTACAGCAGGCATTTGCTCACCCCCTTAGTTCAGGTCGATTCTCGGTGCTGTCAGTACCAGGTGCCCGGAAGCGTGTATGTGCACTTCGCCGTTACCGTCGAAGCGGATATAGCTCCCATCCGGTACTTTAATGCACCGCACGTTCGGGTCTGATTCTTCCGGCGGATGCTGGTCACTGTAAAAGCCGCCTAAGATAAAGCCTGTATTCATGCCGGTGCCCGACGGGTTTGGCATAAAACAGCACAATACCTGCATGCCGACTTCCGGCACCCAGTATCCTTTTGTCTGGTAGCTTCCGACTACCACGATAGGCAGTTCTGCGCTCACCATGTCTTCCTTGTCCGGGAAGGTCACCCGTGCCGTACAGTTTGCTCCGTTGACGGCGCTCACCATCCCGATACGGAAAATATCCCTAATATCCATTGAGGCACCTCCTTACGTCGATGCTTGTCTGGTAGACGCTGCCTACGCTGTGGCTGGCCCGGACGATGATGTATTTCCCATCAAAGACTCCGAAGCCTTGCAGGTTGACGGTCAATGCGGCTACCAGGCTCAGGTTCCCGGTAACAGTGAAGCTGCCGGTCCATTCTTCGCAGTTCTTTTCCCGGAGCTTCTTTTTAGCCAGGCGTTCCGCTTCGGCGGTGCTCTGTACCTCTTCCTTGACCTCCAGCGTTTTCCCGTCCTTCTTGTCCGGGTCCGTGAATGTGGCCTCAATGATTTCCTTTTTCTTGCCGTGCTGGTAACGGACGTGGCACGCCTTGTAGATATCCCGGTTTTTATTGGTCAGCGAATAGGAAAGAACGTTGGTCACATATACACCGCCATCGGTCATAAGGAATGCCGTGTGCGGTTTTATGATGGTGATTTTCGCCTCTTCCTGTTCGTACTTTGCCTCATCGAAAATAACGACTTTGTTCTCCGTTATCTTCAGTGCCAGCCCATGGTCTTTTGTGAGGGCCAACAAAAAGGACAGGTCAGACTGTTCCGTCTGCTCTGTCCTTTCCAGTGTCGGGTTATCTTCCGTGTCATAGGTCAGCTCCATGCCGGCGCCGCTGGCCACGTCATTCGCTATGGTCTTCAGCTCTGCTTTTTCCCAGCTCCGTGTCCGTTCCACGCCCCGAAGCTTGTTATCGTTCGGGATGGACACGCCCCGGATCTGCACCGTCGAAGGGTAACCGCTGCTTCCGATTTCATCAATTTCAAACTTGCCCAGCTTCAGTTCCTTGTAACCTTCCGTCAGCGTCTCCCAATTCAGTGTTTGAAGTGTCGCTTCCAATGTTGCGCCTTTTTCGGGGAACCATGCGTTCTGCCACATGCCGGCCTTGTCTTCCAGTGTGAGGTCCAGCGTGTCAGCTTCGCCCGACATGTTGTCGGTGTAGCTCAGCCCGGTAAGGTGACTGCCCAGGTCTGTTGATATGTCTTTGTTGTTGTAGCTGATGATTGTATCAATTCGCCGTGCTAACATATCAGCGCCTCCATGGTGGTAACAGGTCTGGCGTCGGGGCGGTATAGTCCGGGACGTTCAGTACAATGCCAGCCCCGAAAACGACCACGCTGTTGTACTGCTGGTTCGCTTCCAGCAGTACGTTCATGGCCATTTCAGTGCCGTATAATTTCTTGGCGATACTGTCCCACATATCGCCCTGGATGGTAGTGTATTTATTCATAGGCCGTTCTCCTTTGTTCATGCTGGAATTGGAGCATCAGTTCCCGGAATTTCGCATAGGAGATATCTGCGGACCGCTCCACGGTCTCCCGGATTTCCTGCTGGTTCGCCGCACCCGTGAAATGAAAGCTGTTATTGATCATCACGTTCGGGGCCGGAGTGCTTGCCCGGTTCCGCACAGACGGGGCTACAAATTCCTTTACACGTTCGATAAGCGTTTCTTTTTGCGGCAGAATGTCCGGCAGGTCAGGCACCGGCAGCGCAGTATCAAATCCGGTAGGTAGGGAAGGGATGTTCTGCGTCATGCCTAACATCTGGCCCACCCGCATCCATAAGCTCCGTGCACGTTCGCTGTTGTCGATAGGGATAGCCGCTTCCGGGCTACGTTCTGCAAAGGTCGTCAGGAATGCGCCCTTGTTGTAGATACCGCCTTTTGCATTGGCGGCAACAGGAGCGCCGTTATTCGCTGCCGATACCCCGACAGTAAATCCGGCAGAAAACTTAGCTTTGATTCCTTCCCATGCATTGGAGATGGTGTTGCTGATAGCATCCGGGAGCCTGGTTATCCAGTCCATGATGGAGTTGTAGGCGTCCTGCGCCCATTGCGCCGCTGCGCTTACAAAATTCCGCCCGGCCTCCATGCAGATCGTCGGCAAGTTCCAAAGAAAGGTCTTTGCCGAATTCACCATATTTGTCAGCCATGTAACCAATGCGGCAAACGCTTCGCCGCCCCAGGTCGTCAGTCGGTTAATAAACGCCATACCGGCCTGGTAGCATGTCTCCGGCAGATTCATCAGAAAATCCCACGCAGATGTTACTGTCTGCGTGAGGAAGTTCACCATAGAATCGTATGCCTGCGACGCCCATGTGCTGAGCCGGTTCAAGAAATTCACCCCGGCCTGGTAACAGGCATTCGGCAGATCTGACAGGAACCGACCTGCCTGCTGCACCAGCGTCATTACTTTACCGGGCAGCTGTGTCAGCGAATCATACAGATACCCGGCAGCGTACCCGATGCCGTAAGCAATGGTTTCCGGAAGGTTCAGTATGGTTTGCTTTGCTGATTCCAGCGCATTCCCGATGGACGTTTTTACCCCGTCAAACGCAGTGCCGATTTTTTCAGTGATGCTTTCATATGCCTGAGATGCCGAGTTTTTCAAGCTGTCCCATGCGGGGGCAACGAACGTAGCGAATATAGGCTTGTCCAGTACGGCTTTCAATTCGTTCCATTTTTCCCGGCCGGCATTGACCGCATTTTGGAAGCTTTCTTGCACCCAGTTTTGGAAACGGAACAAAGCCGCTTCAGGGTTGTCCCAGAAGTATTCAAAGTACGCTTTCAGCGTGTCCCAGTTTGCGATGATAGCGGATGTAATGCCTATCACCCAACCGATGGGGCCAGCGATGAACATCATTGTCCTGGCCGTGGGAGATTCCCAAAGGTTTGTGAAGAACGCTTTCACCTTTTCCCAGTTCCGATAGAGCAGCGTTCCTGCAATGACTAAGGCGGCAATGCCGGCTATCAGCCATCCGATAGGCGTTGCGGCCATCACTGCGCCGAGTCCGGCGGTAACTTTCGTGAGAATGCCGGTGACTGCGGCCGAAGCCATCTGTGCCGCAGAGTAAGCTTTTGTAGCTATGGTGCAGCCTTCCAAGCTCATCTTCCAGAATTTGAATCCGTCAATGCCGTACCGAATCGCTGCCGTGGCTAGGCCGAACGCCGCCAGGCCGCTCACTACGGTGGCAATTCCAGCCGTCACAAGGACGAATGACTTTGCAATTGTCGGATTTTCCGTGGCCAGCCGGGACAATGCGCCGGTGAATTTTGCCACGCCATCCAACACGTTTGCGATAGTCGGCAGGAATCCGTTCATGAGGGAAATCTGCAAGGATTCATACGCTGATTTCATGCGTGTGGCAGCGCCTTTGGCATTGGAATTCATACGCTTTTCCATCGTGGCCGCAGCCCCGTCACAATTGCGGAGCTGTGTTACCAGATTTTCAAACGCACCGGCTTCAGAATCGAGCATGGCCAACCAGCCGGTTACCGCATTCCTTCCGAAGATAGCCTGCCCGGCGGCAACCTTCTCGTTCTCGCTCATGCCCTTGAACCGTTCACGGAGCTGTGAAAGGATGGAGGCCATCTTTTCGCCGCCCTCTAAAGTGCCGGTCTCAACGCCCATGCTTTTGAGCATTGCGTTTGCTTCGGCCTGTTCTTTCGACACGTCCGAAATAGAGATTCCCAGCTTATCCAGTTCTTTCGCTGCGGCTTTCGGTGGGCCTGCCAGCCGAAGGAAGCCAGCCCTCAAACTTGTGCCGGCCTGTGAAGCCTTGATACCGGCGTTTGCCATCAGGCCAGCCATAGCCGCTGTTTCTTCCATGGAAGCCCCGAATGCGTGGGCGATCGGCGCAGCGTACTTCATTGTTTCGCCCAACATTTCAACGTTCGTGTTTGTGTTGGTGATGACAGTAGCGTAAACGTCGGCCATGTGGGTAGAGTCCTTAGCCGCCAGCCCGAACGCTGTCAAGTTATCCGAAACGATATCTGCGGTCCGTGCCAGGTCTGTACCTCCGGCCACGGCCAAACTTAACAGTGCCGGCATGCCTTCGATAATCTGGTTCGTCTTCCATCCGGCCATGCCCAGATAGCTCATTGCTTCGGCCGACTGGGTAGCTGTAAACTGCGTACGTTCGCCCAGCTGACGGGCTGTGTCTGTCAGCATCTTTAATTGGCGGTTGTATTCTTCGCCGTTGACCCCGCCCAGGGAAATGGCGCCGACTTTCGACATTGCTTTCTCAAAATTCGCTGCCACATCAAATGCATCGGCCAATGGTGCGGTCGCAGTTTGAACCGACTGCATCGTAGACAGAAAATCAATTTTTGCGGTATTGTAATTCGCCCGGCTTTCATTCCGTTTACTCATTGCAGTTTGAAAACTTTTGATTTTTTTATTCGCAGTATCAATCTGCCTTCCTAAACGTGCTATGTTGTTCTCATACTGTTTGAGGCTCATTGCGCCAGTAGAGTAAATTAGCGTTTGTTGCCGCTGCGATTCATTTAACTTTCCAATGTAGGTATGCAGATTTGCCATCGCCTTTTGCGCCCGGCCAATAGAAGTAGTGAAATTCTGGCTCAAGGCACCATTGATGACAAACGCCATTTTCATAACATTAGCCATGATATTCCCCTTGACAAAATAAACCAAATAGTTTACGATAAGAAAAACAGGAGGATTACTAAAATGTTATTAGTTAGCATTATCCTGTTCCCGTTGTTCTGCCTGTACATCTTTATTCGTGCAATGCAGGAAGAACGAAAAGAAAAAGAGGAATGGGAAAAATTCAAAAAAGATGT